GTCGAACCGTCCGACCCGGACGACGAACGCTCCATCGCGGAGGCCCAGTTCGTGTCGTCCTGTCTCGGGGACATGAGTGACTCGTGGGCTGACACGCTCGCCGCGATCCTCGGCTTCCTCGTCTACGGCTACTCGTATCACGAGATCGTCTACAAGCGACGACAGGGCTTCACGAAGGACTCCCGCACCCGCTCGAAGTATTCGGACGGACGGATCGGCTGGCGCAAACTGCCGACCCGTTCACAGGAGACCATCGACCGGTGGAACCTCGACGATAACGGCGGCATCAAGGGCGCATACCAGAACGACCCGAACTCCCGGAAGAAGGGCGTCGTCTACCTGCCGATCGAGAAGGCGCTCCTGTTCCGCACCACCTCGAAACTGAACAACCCGCAAGGCCGCTCGATTCTCCGCAACGCCTTCATCCCGTGGTACTACAAGCGCCGCATCCAAGAGATCGAAGCGATCGGCATCGAACGTGACCTCGCCGGTCTCCCTGTCGCGCTTGTCCCGCCGCAACTCCTGTCGAACGCCGCGACCGCCGAGGAACGTGCCGCGCTCGACGCGATCAAGCAGATCGTCCGCAACGTGAAGCGTGACGAGCAGGAAGGCATCGTGTTCCCGCTCGCCTACGACCCCGAGACAGGGAACCCGGCGTACGACCTGAAACTCCTGTCGACCGGCGGGCGTCGCCAGTTCGACACCGACGCGATCGTCGGACGGTACGACCAGCGGATCGCGATGACCGTGCTCGCTGACTTCTTGCTCCTCGGTCACGAGAACGTCGGCTCGCAGGCGCTCTCCGTGTCGAAGGTCGACCTGTTCGTCCGCTCACTCGACGCCTACCTGTCGGAGATCGCCGAGGTGTTCAACCAGCACGGCATCCCGCGCCTGATGCGTCTCAACGGTGTCGACGAGGCGTTGTCGCCGACGTTGACATGGTCCACCCCGAAGTCCGTCGATCTCGGCGCGCTCGGCTCGTTCATCACTTCGCTCGCTCAGGCTGGCGCACCGCTGTTCCCCGACGAGAACCTCGAAGGGTATCTGCGGGGCGTGGCCGGTCTCCCGGTCGGGAACGCCGAGGAAGTCTGACCGATGCCCGGCTCGATCCGGGCTGTCCGCCACAGGGTCGACCCGATCCGAGGCCGAGGCCGCATCCCGCTGTCGAAGGCGCGGAGCGCTGGACGCCCTCAGTTCAGGGACGCCGGTTCGGACACCCTGTCACGGCAGGAGGAAGCGATCGCCGACGCGATCCGTGCCGCCTACGACCTCATCCCGCCTGAGAGCCTCCTGAACGCCATCGAGACGGCTGACACCGCCGGATACGCCCGGACGGTGCTCACAGCCCTCACAGACGCCGCAGAGGACCTTCAGGACGTACTCCTCGAATCGTTCGTCGCATCCGGTGAGACGTCAGCGATCGACCTCGGACGCGAACTGTCCCGCCAGTACACCCGAGTCGGGAAGGCCGACGCGCCATCACCGTCCGATGTCGCGCTCCGCTTCCGGTTCAACGCCACCGATCCGAGAGCGACCGCGTGGGCTCAGACCGAAGCCGGACGGCTCATCACGAACATGGCCGCATCCGAACAGGCGATGTTCCGTCAACTCGTCGAGCAGTCGTTCGTCGAGTCACGCACCGTCCAGACGACAGCGTCGTCGATCTTCCAGCAACTCCAGACCGTCACCCCGTCACCGGGCGCACGCGACTTCGCGGAAGCGCTCGGCGGCAACCTGAACGGGTTGACGACGCGGTACGAGCAGGCGGTGATGAACCGTGTCGCGAACGTCGCTGACGATCTGGCGAAGCGTGGCATCACCGGCACGAAGGCTCTGGAACGGATGCGGAAGGAAGGCGACAAGTACGCGACGAAACTCCGCCGGACACGGTCACGGACGATCGCCCGCACGGAACGCATGATGGCGCACAACCAAGCACGGCTCCTGTCGTACCAGCAGGCGATCGACGCTGGGATCATGTCGCGCGAGCACTCACGGAAGGTGTGGTCGACCGGACCGTTCGACGTCTGCCCGATCTGTGTCGGTATGGCAGGAACCGAAGCGAAGGTCGCGGACCCGTTCACTCTGCCGAACGGCTCGCAGGTTCAGGCACCTCCGGCTCATCCGAACTGCCGTTGTACTCTCTCGACCCGCACCGACACCGACCTGTATCAGCCTCCGCAGGCTCTAGGTACCGGTGTGCCGGGTGACCCGTTCCGGCTTAGCGGTCAGCAGTTGACGCCGGGCGGTCGAATCGCGACTCAGGTCCGGCTTCCCGGTGTCCCTGTCCCACCAGCACCGACTCCGCCGCCACCGACGCCACCAGCACCAGCGGCTACACCGCCTCCTCCAGCACCACCAGTTCTGGAACCGCCTCCTGTTCGGGCTCCGCGTTCGCTTGGCCCGGGACCGAAAGGCGGTCGAACCTTCAGAGACGCGGTCGAACTTCCTGAAGCGCAACGTGGCGAACTGCTCCAACGCCGCAAGTCCATCGAGGACCTGCTCGGCAAACTGGACACGATTCACGGTCTGCCAGAGGACGACGTCGCACGCACCGTCCTCAGGTTCGGAGGGAAGAACTCCGGCAAGGGCGGACACTTCACGCCGGGTACACGCGGACCGAAACCGCGACGCGCACGAGGCATGTCGTTCGACGAGTGGAAATCGAAGGTCGACGAGTACAACGCCCGCGCACTCAACCCGGAGATCATGATCGCCAAGACCTCCGACGAGTTCATTGGTCAAGGCATGTCCGACATGATCCACGAACTCGGACACCGCGTCGACTGGGACGGCAAGAACTTCATCTCACGCAAGGCGTGGAGAAGCGACGAGACCCGCGTGCTACTCGGCAAGTATCGCTCCGAGTGGATGGACCATCTCGATGAGATCGTCGATCAGGATGTCCGCGACTTCGCAGAACTCGGACGCATCGTCCGTGACGCCGACTCCGTCAAGAAGTACCTGAAGGGCGCAACATCCGCGCACCGCCAGTACTACACCGACATCGCCGAGGTATGGGCTCGCTCGTACAACCAGTACATCGCAGAGATCGTCGCCGACCCGCGTGTCACGACCTACATGAACCGGATGAAGGAGATCGGCTACCAGTTCTCCGACGAGGAGTTCGAGGCAGTCCGAGAGATCGTCGAACGCATCCTGCGTCGTCGAGGTCTGATGCGCGAACTCGACGACATCGCCCGCCTACCCGACGTCGCGCCACCTACATCCCCGCCGAAGCCGCCGTCACCGCCGAGCGCGCCACGCGCAACAGCGGGACCGTCAACCGCCGACGACGTCACCGACGCCCTCACTCAAGCAGGGTTCGGTCGTTATCAGATCGCCGTCCCAGACGACGCCGCCGCTCTCTGGCAGAGGACCGTCGCGTCAGAGGACGAGATGAAGTTCGCCCTTAGCAAACTGCGATGGACCAAGTCAGACGAGGTCCAGCGTTGGAAGGATGCGATCGTCGCCTCAGCGGACGATCTCAGTCCTGAACAGGCAAAGGCTCTCGCCAATGTCATCGTCGAACAGTTCGTGTCCGATGCCCAGAAAGCATGGGAATACTCGCGGGGTTTAGAGTTCGACGAGATCATCAAGTTCTACCGACAGCACGGACGGCTGAAGGGTGTCTCCGATGCTGAAGCCCGCCGCATCCTTCGCGAGAGCAGAGAACAGTTCGCGGACTTCATGGGTGAAGCGAAGATTTCGGTTCAGATCAACCCGTCGAATCTGGAGAAGGTGCTCGACGACGGACGCCTCAAGTCACAGTTCGAGACCGACACTTCAGGCGGCATCAAGGACATCGCCCGCCGCCAACGAAACGAAGCCCAGACGTTCGGTGTCAGGTTCGACGAAGATGTCGTGAACCGCCCGATCTACGGTCACATCGAACTGCCCGGTCGGGCGAACTCGATGACCGACCACTATGGCTCTGCTCGCCTCATCCTGAAGGACGAAGTCCGGGATCGCGCGACGTACGTCAGCGAAGATTCTCTGACAACGACGATCCGTGCCGAACCTGTGAATCGTCCACGGCTCGACACCGCACACTTCGACTTCGATGGCTGGCCTCCTTCTCACGGTCGAGGATTCGTCGAGACTCAGGTGTTCGGCGGCGTCCGAGTCGACGACATCGCTGAAGTTGTGTTCGATGTCAGCACGAGCGGCTACAAGGCCCCAACTGCTGAACTCCTGAAGCGTCTCGACGACGCGAACATCCCGTACCGATTCGTGCGCCGCGCGGAGCAAGGCACCAGTCAGACGAAGTTCGATCTGATCGACATGCCGAATCCTCTCGGCAAAGGCTTCGAGCGTCCGGTGCTGAACGAAGCGACTGTGTCGTTCGACGAGTTCGTGTCACAGGGCAGAGAGTTGGCGGACCGCTTCGTCGCCGAGCACGGCTACTCGTGGGACATCGCCCGAGGGAATCCGTCGTTCGTCGAGATGGCGAAACGAAACGGCTTCAACGCGAAGCCTCTGAAGGTGTCGGACGCCGAATGGGAACAGGTTCTCGCCGATGGCTGGACTCCGATCTACCGAGGGCTGAACGGAGATAGCGCCGAGGACGTCGCAAGTTACGTCGCCCAGTTCGTCGACGCCGACACGCCGTTCGGCGGGTCCGGCATGTTCGGTTCTGGGCATTACGTCACCGACGTCCGGTCCACCGCTGAGGCGTATGCGCGGGAGGCACACGGGCTTGGTCAAGCGAAAGGTGCGAGAGCCGCAGGTGAAGTGATGGACCTCGCTCTACATCCCGAAGCGAAGGTCGTCGAACTCGACGACCTCCACAAGGAGATGAGGGCGTTCATCGAGGAACGCCGAGCGTTCGACGCTCAGAACCTTCGGAGGACCGCCACGAACGAGTTCGGCGAGGTGTTCGAGCAGTCGATTCCGTTGGAGGAGTTGGCTCCCGAGATTCGTGAGCAGGCCGAGAACCTGAACGCGATGTACCAGTTGATCGAGGAGGACCCCGGGCGCTTCGCGTTGGCCCGAGGGTACGATGCGGTCAGGATTCGGAATCCACAAGTGTCGTACGACCAGCCGGAACTCCCGGACACCTTCTTCGCCATCCTCAACCGAGGAGCATTAGCAGTACGGAGGTCAGACCTGTGACGCCTGACGAGATCGCCCTATCGCGTCGAGCCGGAAGGATCGTGAACATGATCGCACCCGACATCCAGATCAAGTTCAGGGAAGCGGTGAGAGCCGCCGCCTCGATCTCGGACGTTCGCGCCCCGTATCGCTCGTGGCTCATCAACCCGCGCAACATTCCGACCGACCAGAGATCGAAGGTGTACGACCCGCGCACCGGGACCCTTGTCGATCGTCCGATGGCTGATCTGAGCGTGGACTGATGGGCTCACGCATCGCACGACACGACGACGGTGAGTACCTGTTCTTCGAGGACTACGACGATCAGGGATTCGCTCGCGGCTACATCGTCGGCGCGACCGGCAAGCGCATCCCGGTCCCGCGCATCGCGTCGCTCGTGTATCGAGGCTATGGGTGGACACTCACGAAACAGGGTCAGAGGACCCGCCTGCTTCCGAAGGAGGACTGATGGCACCGGAACCGCAACTGCCGCCCGACACCGACTACGACCGGACACAGGACCGCGATCGGCGCTTCGGTCGCCGCGTCAAGTACGACGACGTCTACGACCTCGACGGCAACCTCCTCGAACCGATGTCCGTGCTCGACGACCCGTTCTGAGCCCGAGAACCCGCCACGCAACCTGACCGCTACCATCGGCGCTCGTGGTCGCTGTCCCCTCGTACGTCGCGTCGAACGCCCGCAGAGGGCTCGACATGCTCGAATACGCCGGGAGTGGACTGCGACCCCGCACGATCCGTGAAGCGCGCTCTATGGCCCGAGGAGAGGTCTCTGCGGACAAGGTGCGTCGCATGGCGGCATGGCTCGCTCGACATGACGGCGATCTGAAGTCCCCGAAGGCGGACGCCTTCCTCGACGGTGACTCTGACCGTCCGACACCGGGACAGGTCGCGTGGCTGTTGTGGGGAGGCGACATCGGACGCGGCAACCGTGACCGTGCTCGCGAGTGGGCTGAACGGACCCGTGACCGGCTGATCCGGGAGGGCGAACTCGAAGCCGCGGCACCCGGCGAGGTGCGTGTCGGGACTGCTGTCCAGTACCCGGTGCCGAAGCCGCCCGATCCGACCGAGTACGCGACCGGGATCGTGACCCGCATCTCCCGCACCGGCACCGTCGAGATCGGCGGCGAGAACCGCGACGCAACGACCGCTGACCCCGCTGTCGTCATCGAGGTGTACGCCCGACAGGGCGACGAGTTCGTTGAGACCGATCGGCGTGTCGTCCGCAACGTCTCCGAGGTTCGTGTCGTCGGCTCGATCGCCGACCGCATCCGCAAGGAGGTGTCCGCCCGCATCCGGCAAGTGCTGGAGGGCAAGGTCGAGGAGCACAACGCGAAGTACACCGGAGCCGGGAAGCGTGTCACGCTCAGGATGCTGACTGCCGTGTTCGAGCGCGGCGTCGGCGCGTACAGGACGAACCCGGGCTCGGTCCGTCCGACCGTGACGTCAGCGGACCAATGGGGACTCGGACGAGTCAACGCCTTCCTGACCGCTGTCCGCACCGGCAAGTTCCCGCGTGCCGCGTTCGACCGTGACCTGCTTCCAGAAGGTCATCCGCTGTCAAGCAAGTCCTGAACGTGACAGGACCGCCGACCGGGGGAAGGTCGACGGTCCAGTCGGTCCCGGGACTTCAAGGGGGAGGAAGTTCGACCGGGACGATCTGAGGTTGGACGGTATCAGTTCGTGATCGCCTCCTGCTTGGAGTAGAAGCGGCGAGCCGCCCACTTCTCAGCGACGGCGACCATCTCGGCGAAGGTGCCGTACCGGTAGCGGCGCGACGACTTGTGCGGTCCCTGCGTGACGAGGCGGAACTGGTAGTCGTTCGGGTGCTTCGGCTGGTCCGCCGGGATGATGGTGATCCGGCAGATGTACCGGGCGAGGTTGCCGGTCTGGTCGTCGAGAACAGGGTTGCCGTTCATGCTGACTACCGTTCCGAGCCACGAGGCGAAGTCGCCTTCCGGGTTGGTCGGTCGGAAGTCGACCGTGGCGCGAACCTTGCGAGCGCTCATCAGTTGGAACCCGTAGGAGCGGCGGTCGACCCACGAGTAGTTAGGGCGGGTGCCTGACTTGGCGCGCTGAAGGGTGAAGCCTCGGTGGTTCTTGTAGTCCGCGACTTCCCAGCGCTGGATGCGGTTGTACTGACGCTCGAACGGGATAACGAGGTCGGAGACCCGATGGTCGAACGCGAAGCCGCCTCGGATGTTCCACTTCGGGTCGCCGCCCTCGTAGGAGGCGAGAACGACGTCGCCGTCGCGGACGCTGGCTAGCCTCCGCTTGTGGTAGGTGCGGCCGTTGATCTCAACCGTCCTCAGGCTCTCGTCGATCTCAACGTTCGGGTCGGTGTAGTCGATGGTGTCGGTGTTGTTCGTTGTCATGTCCTCAGTATTGCCGATCCACGCAGGTAACACAACACCTACACGAAAGAAATCCGGATAGAGATTCTGAAACCCGCAGAACATAAGGGTTTCGTGCCGAAAAAATCTGGACAGATAACGCTCATCCGGAGCCGATCTGGACCTCAGACGCCCCGATCGGGACCCTCTGCTACCCTGCTCGACGTATGACTGTCGAGCGCGAGGACGAGACCGTGGAGGCCGGATACGGCTACGAGATGAAGGACGACGACGAGTACGGCGACGACGGTCAGGTCGATCCTCTCGACGAACTGCTCGACGCCTACCAGTCGTTCGTCCGGCTCGGCATGGAGGAGATGGCGAACGAAGCGATGGCGCTCGTCCACGAACTCCAGTCGATCATGCTCGGCAAGGGACGCGACTACTCGAAGGGTCACTCGATGGGTCATGGCAACCCGGTCGCGTGTCTGTCGCAGGCGTACCTCGGGCTCGTCATGTTCCCCGACGCCCGCGAACTCGCCGGGAAGATTCTCGCGCTCATGGACCGCGCCGCGACCGCGATGATGCCCGCCGAGGACGGGCCGGAGGAGGAGGCGACTGATGACGTTGAGGAAGGCTATGGGATGGATGGCGGAGGGTCTGGCGGCGGTGCTGGTGGTCGTGGTCGCCGTCGTCGCGTTCGCCGCGAAATCCGTTCAGAGGACGGTCAGTTCTGCGTCTACTCGGAGACCGGTCGCGCCTTCGGGTGCTACGCCTCGCGTGATGCCGCCGCTGAACGTCTCGCCCAGATCGAGTCGTTCTCGGAGGCGATGATCTCGAAGTCGACGCTCCCTGAGTTGATCGACCAGCACGACCTGTCGCATCGGGTTCCGACGGTGACCGAAGCGATCAAGACGGTTCACGATCTGATCTCCGACGAGATCGAGGTCGTGTTCGAGGTCGCCGAGCCGTACGCGCTGTCGAACGACGAGAAGTTGGCGATGCTCGGCACTCTCGAAGGCGGACTCGTCGCTAAGGCGGCGGAGTACCGGTACACGCTCGGACCGGCGTACGTCCCCGACCGCGAGGACGCTCACGGAGAGTTCACCGACAGCGTCACGCTCCAGAAGGCGATGTGGGACTGGGTTCGCAAGGGCGACCGCACGATCTACCTTCAGCACTCCGACAAGGCGGCAGGCGAGATGGTCGAGATGATGACGCTCCCGTTCCCGCTCGAAGCCGAACTGACGGTCCCGAATCAGGGCGTCTCGAAGTTCACCTTCCCCGCTGACACGCCGTTCCTCGGCGTCGTATGGGAGGACTGGGCGTGGGACCTCGTCAAGTCGGGCCAGTTGCGCGGCTACTCGATCGGCGGGACCGCGAAGCGCGTCGAGGCCGATCTCCCGGTCGAAGCGACTATCTGACGACCCACAGCCGGGCGGCACGCCCAGAGGCGTTGACCGCCTCTGCGTGGTTCCCGTCGGCGTCGAGATGCGGAACGATCAGATCGTGCTGTTCCCGCAGGGTGCGGATAGCGCGACGCGCCTGCTCGTGCCGTTGGTAGATGCCCATCTGGACGAGAGCCTCTGCGAGTTGGTCGTCGGTCGAGGGACCTGAGAGCCGCAGGTAGGCGAGAATCTGTGCGTGCCGTTCGTCGAGTTTGCTTGACAGGGACGCGGCGGCTCGGTGCGACGTCGACGGGTCGGTGCGGCGCGCGAGCCCGGTTGGGTCGCCGACCGTGGGTGCCGTCGTTCTACGCGGGACCGGAGCGAACTGGGGCTCGTCGAACAGGGTCGGATCGCTCACGGCTTCACCTCCCGGTAGATGCCCGCATCGGCGTCCCATTCGATCGCTGTCGGCTTGTACTTGGGATCGGGGTCCTGCGATGCCGCTTCCTGAAGATCGAGCCTCAGGCGGCGACGCTGGGGCGGGGTGAGTCCGCCGTACACGCCGAACCTGTCAGCCGACCCGGGTGTCTGGAGTTCGCGCTTCAGA